ACCCCTACCCCCTCCCTGCTCAACGCAAACGATTCTCACTAAGGTTGTCTGTCCGCTTGGCGGATGTCGCGTAGACGCAACACAATGTGTAGCGAGTAAGCAACACCACATGGTTATGCGAGAGTGTGGCGTAGATGCAACATAGTTGTTGCGTAGACGCAACGGAAAGGTGCGCAAAAGGTATGCCAACACATGACCAAAGGGTGGTCGATGGTCACGATGGTCAAATGGTCACGTTTTTCAACCTGCTACCGTAAATTTCACATCTACCCAGTTTCACTTTTCTCTCTTTTTTGACCATCACCTTTATAAACCCCTTGTTTTTCAAGGTATCCGCTAGATGGTCACGGTTGCAGATTCCCCTTGCATCCGTAAAACAATCTTTTATGATTGACCCGTCGAACAACACAACACGGAGTCATGTCATGTCACGCAAGTATGTAGTTGAGTTCCGCGAAGCCCTACTCGATGAGACAACCCGCAAGCCTTACGCATTCCTGGGTCGTATCTACTCGCAGTTATTTGCGACGGCTGCCGAGGCTAAGGCTTACGTCGTCGCTGCTAACGCCGACCCGCGATTGTCGCAGCCTTTCCCCAACGTGTATGCCATCGCCGTTTACGCCGGGCGGCTCCGTTAGTCGTCATCGGATCGGCCAAAAATCATTAATTAGGAGTCATGTCATGCAAACCGAAACGCTCGCAGAAGAAACCATTACGTTTTTTGAAGTTTGGATGCTTCGCGAATTGCACACGCCAACTAGCGAAAACAATCTGAAAGCACGCAACGTCGCAGAAGACCTTATCAATGATGACCCTGAATACTGGAATCGCACCTCTTGCCCTCAACTCTACGAATACGCTTGCAGCATTGCCAAGGTTCAACCTTGGGTTCGTGGCGAATAACGAGGAGCCATGTCATGCAAGTAACCATCACCGCCCAATCATCCAACCCCATCCGCAACGCTGCCTATCCGCGCTTCCGCGTCATATGGGGCTGCAACGCCGACAACGTGTCGACCTTTTGGACGGATTACCACGCCGCCCAATATGTCCGCGCTCTAACCCTTAACAACACACCCTGCCGATTGGAGGTGCTGCCGTGAGAATGTCCCCCATCTTTGGCGGCTTTGCCGTCCTGCTGCTCATCGCCTCCCCTTGGGTTGTGCCGTCCGCTGCGTGGATTGTTTATTCGATGGGTGCGACGTGTGCCGCTCTTGCTCTTATCCTGCGATTGTTCAACGACTAACCCTGACTCACTAACTAAAGGAACTAAAACCATGTCAAACACTACAACCCTTGACCTTGCCGCCGACGTTATCGATGTCCGCGACATCATCGCCCGCTTCGAAGAATTGGAGGCAGCGGTCTACGACGTTCCAATGGCCGATGCCATTGAAGAGTTGGAAACCTTGCGCAACATCCTCGCCGAACTCGCCGGGGATGGCGGCGACGAACAATGGCGCGGCGATTGGTACCCGGTGACGCTTGTGTGCGACTCGTACTTGGTCGATTACTTTCGCGAATTGCTTGACGACTGCGGAGAGATTCCGACCAACCTTGCCCCATATATCGAAATCGACTGGGAAGCGACCGCTCGAAATATGCGCATGGACTACTCGTGCATTGAAATCGACGGCCTTACCTACTGGTACCGCTAACCCTTTGCCAACCTTTAGCGCATCCGCCCTCGGGGTGCGCTACGGGGTGCCAATGGGGCACCGTATAACTTGGAGTATGAACCGATGAAAACTTCAATTCTTGCCGCTTGTGTGGCGGCTTCGATGACCCCGGCCTTCGCTGACGTGTTCGCCGTCGGCGGCGTCAAGGGCGATAGCGCGGGGCGTACCGTGCTGACGACTGAGCCGTGCAACCAGAAGCTGGACACCATCGAATTGGGAACCAATAAGCCGACCGTCGCAGGAATGCGCCGAGCGTTCTATTACACGGGCGGCGGCGTCACCAATGAGGGGTGCTGGAAGCACGAAGCCGGAACCATTTTGCTCGTGTGGCCTACCGAAAAAGTGCTGCGCCGCTTTCCGATTAAAAATTTCAAGATAGAGGCCGCGACCGTGGCCCCGTCTTGGGATTCAATCAAGTGAGGGGCGAGCGAGCCAGGCGGGGCGTTCCAAAAGGGGCGCCCCTGCCCATTAAAGAGCCACAGGAGCTTTTGACCGACGCGCTGGTGCTTGGCCTGACCGCCGACACCGACGCCGAGGTTGACCGGGCCGTGGCGCTCGCGGAACGGATCGCGGTGCTGTGTTCTGAGTTCGAAATCTTCGCGGCAAAACGAGACGCGCTCACGCGTGTACGAATGCTGAAGGGGGCGACATGATACAGACAGAGGCGATAGAGGTGCCTATTCGGGTACTGGCTGACGATGTGATGGACGGCGTAGACCGTGACGTATCCGACTATGTGCGGTACAAATTCGGAGACGCGACTATTTCGCACATCACGCTGACCGTACACCTTCGCGTGTACACCGACGCAGAGAGGAGGGCTAACCGTGACACTTGAAGAATTGCACAAGCTGGCCGAGGAATGCGGCGGATTGCTGATACCGGACGAAGAGGACGGGCCAGAGGTCGTCTTTGACATCGATGCTTTTGAAAAGTTCACGGATGCCGTGTACCGCTCGGGGACGGTGTTCGGGTTAGACCTCGCGCAACGGATCGCCGACAAGGTGCGGGTGACTCATGCAAAATCTTAAATGGATATGGAGGCGGCTATTCGCACCGTGGCCCCCAGCATGGCCTAGCAATTCATGGCGGCGCGTTCCCGCACCAAACTGGCGATGCTCTCGGGGTGGCAACTACTGGTAAAGGGGTGACTTATGGGGTGGAACTTGTCAGAGGAAGAGGCGAAGGCGTTATGGGAAGTTGAGGACGTACCGCACGGGCCGAAGGCGCACGAGTGGGAATCGCCCGATGAGCGGTGTATACGCTACGAGAAAGCTCTACGGGGGATTCTGGCGTGTAGCAGCAACGACCGCATGGTTATCATGCTTCAGGCCGTAGCGGCTGCTGCGCTACGTGAGCATGAGTTGGAAAAATGGTACATGGAGCGCCTCAAGTGACCGCGCTATTGGTAGCGGTCGCCGTGGCGGTGATCGTGGAAATCCTGACCGACTAATTACTTGACGACGTGCAGCCCCGGGGGTGACTCCACCATGTTGCGGAGTTGCGCCCGGGGCAGCTCGGCAAACTCTGGCGCGGCCCATAGGTGCTTCGGGGACTGATGCTCCCCGCTATGCGCCCGGCCTATATCCTTCCACCCCGCAGCGGTTAACGCTGCAAACATCGTTTCTCGAGAGACGACCTTTGCGCTGCCCTTGCTAATCGCGGCGGCTAACTCGTTCCACGGGCTACCAACCACGCCGCGCACGAACGGGCCTTCGCGGTTCTTCGCAAGCTCGGCGATGAAGGCTTCACCACCTGAGAGGCCCAAGTCCACCATGGCCAACTTAGCCTCAGTCACGGGCGGAGCGGCCCCAGGATTGAAAGCCGACACATCACGAGCGTCAAGCCATGCCGCCACATGTGCCATGCCGCCGTCGTAGTACCAGGCCCAAAGGCGCTCGGCCTCATGCGGCGGTAGCGGCCCGGCATCCGACCACACGACGAACCATCGACGATCCGTCGCCGGAATCGTAATCGCAGCACGTTCGTTACTAAAGGCCAAAACGAGAATGCGGTTCGCGACGTAGTACGGGTGCTGCTGCTTTTTATTGACGAGCAAGTTATCGGGCGGCGCGGCGATGACGGGCTTCAGCGCATTTTCGAGCGCACGCCGGTCAGTGTTCGCGCCCTGCCGTAATTCGTTCAATACGATGACCTCAGACTCGAGCGAGTAGCCCCACGCCCCGGCGACTTCCTCAGCCCTTGAGGTTGCCACGTTGGCGAGCGTAGAACCGCCAATAGACCACAGGAAAGGCGCATATAGCGTGTCTTTGCCTGACCCGGGCAGGCCGCCATGAAGGATCGCGTGATTAATCTTTCGGTTCGGGTGCTGCCGCTTGTACGCGAGGACGTTAAGGACGTGTTCGCGCTCCATTGGATTTGGAATCATTCGCTCAACGTGGCGCAACCAGAGCGTTGCATCCCCAGGCACGCCCTCTGGCCGAGCATTCTGCCAGCGGTTCGCATGGGGCTTGCCACCCTTCGCCACGAGGACGGTTTCCCCGGCGGCATAAGTCAGGCCAATGACGGCACGACTGCCAAGGGCTTGGCGGTTCTCATCGAAGAAGGTCGCCGCCTCGACGCGCCGCGACTTGTTGTGGACGCTATAACATGCGTGACCTCGCATAATCGCGTTGAAGGCGTTGCGCGGGTATTCCTGCCGCTCCAGCACATCGAAGTAGTAATCGCCCTCGGCAACGTAGACAAATCGCTTAAACCAATCAGCCGGTGCGAGGTCGGCGACATCGCTTGCGTTTTCCATATAACCCCTCTACGATGCCTCTCGACATCGGTTCTTTTGACATGACACCCTCTCGCCCCGGTTGGCCCCCGCCTTCCGGGGCTTTTTTTACCCCGTCACGCCGTGGCACTTCTCCGCCCAGCGCACTCCGGCGTAAAACGCGGCCTTCTCCGTTGATGACCAGTTATCGCCGAGAGTCTGCAATTTGAACTCAATCGCATCGTTACGCAGCGGCGAGCCTTTCTCTGCAAGCATACACCAGGACGTTTCGTCCCCCTGCCGATATGGGCAGATAGCTTCCTTTTCAGCCATTCACTTACTTCCTATTGCGATTCATGTAGTTGAGAAATTCATCCGACGGAATAAGGTTGTCTGCCGGGTAGGTGTACACATCGCCATCTACCCATTTGACAAAAAATTGATTACTGACTAAGCGATAGCAGCCCGTCAAGGAAATCCTGCCACCGTCAGATTGTGCATACACTAGGTACTGATTCTCGGGGCAATCGCTTTGCACGGTCGTAAACGTGATGTTGTTGTTATCACGATTTGGGATCGTTCCAAGTATCGTTGGCGCTCCCGGTGACGGCCCATTTTGCGCACTAGCCAGCGGCATGAACGCAGCCAATAAAACGATATAACGCTTCACGTTAAGCCCTCGCTTCAAATGGTAATGACGCCTGCCCCCGCAGGACGTACGCGGCGTAACGCTTGCCGTTACGCGTCTGGGTGACGGTTTCGATGTCCATGCCTTCCTTGCGCAGTTCATCGATGCGGGCTGCCAATCGAAAGCATCCGAATTGATTGAGTGCGTCAATCGGTGTGAGCGCCGCGCCTGATTCGAGCGCAGCTTTGATCTGCTGGGTCTGTGTCATACGGTTCCTTGCCTCTTGTTTGCGCATAGTGTTCTAAATACGTCCAAAACGATCCGCTCGGTGTCGCGCTTGTTCGCCAAGAATGCGTGCGCCTTGAGCGCCTCAACGTACGCATCGTGCGCTTCTACGGTCTTCGGATGCTGTGCAGCGGCGGCTTGGCGTTCAGCCACCGTCCCGTCGGCGAGAGAGAAGATCGCCTCACGAGTTCGCTTAAATGCGAACTCCGCTCGTTCGACCTCTCCCTTCGCCACGGCTGCACGCTCGTCGGTGTCAACGAGAAAGCGCAACGCCTTTTCTGCTCGTTCTTCGGAAATCATCAAAATGCGATGTCGTCGTCTTTAAAGTCCGCCGACGCCCAATTGTCTTCGGTCAGGCCAGAGTTCACGGCCTTCTTCATGGCAGGCGGTGCGCCCTTTGGCTTGACCTTGATTGAGAAGTATTCGTTACCGTTGCGGCCTTTCTTCTTGTAAAGATCGACCCAGTAATTGACGCCACCAATCAGGCCGCTGCCTTTGTAGTCCGCATCGGTGCGCACCCATTCGGTGCCGTCCGGGTTCTTCATCACCTGATCCGGGCGCTTGTCTTCGTTCGCAAACAATGTCGCCGTGTTCGGTTTCGGTTCGTACTTCGTCTTCACAGGGTCATCTCCTTCAGGGCTTTAACCTTTTCATCAAGTTCAGCCAAAAACTTCTGAACTTCGTCCTCTAGCACTTTGATGGTGTCGTCGTCGCGCTCAATGCGCACGATGAGAAGCTGCAAGTTCTGCGGCATACGCGGGTCATACGACACCCAATCGCAAAACGTCGCCATGGCACAGGCCATCTGCCACTGCATCTGGTAGTAATACTTTTGCGGCGGCTCCTTGGTCATTAGGTATTCGATGTGCTGCGCCGTGTTCGGGCACTTGATTTCAACGATGCCATTGGGTGGCACAGTGCCGTCAGGTGACGCGCCCGTCATCGGGATCGTCGGGTGCGGCAGGAAGCCCACCTCCGTCACGAACTCACCGCGTGCGGCGCTATACGCATCACGGGCCATCGGCTCTTTTTCAATGCCCCACATCATGGCCGTGCTGCTAAAGCCTTCGGTCGGCTTTCCAGTCAGGCGCTCAACCACAAGCTCGGCCATGTAGTTATTGCGAGAAGCGGCGTAGCCAGTCTTTGTGCGGGCCATCACATCTGCAATGCGTGATGCCGTTACCTTACCGACCCGAGCCTCCCACCATTCCGGTGTTCGCTGATCCATTAGTCATCTCCCATCATTGCTTTGAGTTCACGGATTTCACGCTCCAGGCGATAGATGCGCTCCTGCGCTAGGCGCTCACGCATCTCGGCATCGGCTCGGAGTTTGGTCTGCGAGCGCAGACGAATTGCCAGCACTTGCGAAAGTTCGGAGGCATCGTCCGCAAGTGCCATGACGTGCCCCACTAACTCGCCTTCGGTCATCCCTTCGTAGTAGTAGAGACTCATGCGTCACCTCTCGCCCTAATCGCAGCAGCGTAGTTTTCTGCCGTTGGTTCATCGGCTTCATAGCCGAATTCACACGCAGCAGTTTCAAACGTCACCGGCAATTCTTCGCAAACCCTCGCACACGCCTCCCGCTCGGCGGCGGCAACGAGGGCGGCGAAATGTTCAAGCATATTTGCATCGCCGTCGTCAGATCCGTAATCAAACCAAAACATTCCTGCTTCCCGTGCCATACGTTTAATGTCGTCGCGGGTCATGTCGTTACCTTCCTCAACGCTTTCAATATGTGCTGCAAAGACGGCGAATGGCTGTAATCACCATGAGCAATCATGTCGTCTGCGTTTTCATTCCAAATGAAATCGCCCTCTGCGGTTACGCGCAAAACTTCGTTGTCTTGCAATTTGATAACCGTGTTTTCGTTTCGCATCGTATTTACATTCTGTGCTGCGCGAATAATGTCGTCGCGGGTCATGTGAGCGCCTTCTTGCGTGCCTTGAACACGTCGATATGCGCTTCACGCACGTCCTGCGGGACGCTGTTGTAGAGCTTGTTGAGTTCGTCTGCCGTAGCGGTCGCGGCGATCTTGGCGAGAAGTTCAGGGTTCTGCGGCGCAGATACCTTGTGACGGCCCTGTGCAGCCTCAGCGTCATCGTCAATCTGAGCAAGACCGACAATCGCAGCGAGTGCGTAACGCCGGGCGTAGGTGATACCGCTGCCTTGTCCCTGCGGGCTGTCGTCTTTCGTCAGGATCGGGCAGTACGACTTAATCCACTCGCCACTCGAGTGAGCAAGCGTAGTTACAAGAATGGCGCGGCCCTCACCGACCTCGATGGTCTGGATGACGGCAAGCCCGTTCTCACTGAGTTGCTTGCGGCAGGCATCCCAGCACGCGGCAAGGTCGGCGTACTTAGACTTGAAAAAAGGGTTGCTGCTGTCTTTGAGTGCGCCTGTGATATTCGCCTGCGCTTTTGACAGTGCCGCTGCGAGGGCGGCGATAGATTCGGACTGATTCACTTGACACCTCCGAGTTCGGCACGGGCCTTGTCGATGGCGGCAATGATGTCGCGCAGCCCGTTGCTAAATTGCGTGGAACACGCGGCTTCGATTTCGTTGACTTCGCGCAGGCTGGCAAGCGCATTCCAGGCGGCCTGCTCAACGCGCTGCTGCGCCTCCAGATAACGCTCGGTCATCTCTTGAAGGTCGCGGCCATATTGCGGCTGATCTTCTTGGTCAATCATCGGTTGTCTCCTGAGTGGGGCCAATCCCCGTAGCCAATCCTACGCTCTCTAGCGGGCTTGTCAACACCTCTTGCGTAGCGTATTGTCCGCGTCATGGACATTGACAAACTCATCAAGCATTTCGGCAGCGTCAAGGAAATGGCAAAAGCCCTCGACGTTTATCCTCAAGCGATTTATCAGTGGAAAGAGGGCGGCATCCCGTTGCTGCGGCAGTATCAAATTCAGGTCGTCACGAAGGGCCGATTCAAGGCCATCGAAGACGGATACCGAGGACCGATATGAACAATCCAGTTACGACATCAAGCGACATCAGCTACGCCAGCCAGGCAGGCATGAAGCATTGGGATGAAAAGGTCGGCACCGTCATCGGCAAGTTGCATCTAGCCGACGCTTACCTTGCCCGCATCACCGTGGGCGACTGGCAGCAGCGCCGGGAAAAGACCGAGTGGCTGAAGAGTTATATCGGGCCGCTGGTGCGTCAGGCCGACGCGGCAGAGGTTTTAGGCGATCCGGGGTTGACCGGGATGGTGCGTCAGCTATGGGGTGAGCCAGGCGTGACCCGACTTCGTGATAAAGTCAAGGCGTGCGCTACGCCAAACGACGCGACAATAATCACGCAGAAATAGTCTCCGCCCTGAGACAGTGCGGATTTGAGGTCATTGACTTCGCTAGTGCCGGGCATGACATCCCCGACATATTGGCCGTAAAAGCCATTACAGACGACTTGTCGTGGGCCTGCTGGGTAGAGGTGAAGTCCAAGAACGGACGGCTCTCAGACGGCCAGAAACGGTTTCAGGCCATATTCCAACCGAGAGGCGAGTGGTATGAGGGCCGTGACCCCGAAGAAACGGTCGCTGCGCTACAGGAAATGTACTTGAAGGCGGCCAGATAAAACTTTATTCTGTGCCCATGGTCGGCACTTGGAAAGAACTCAACGAGTCCATCGCCTCAATGACCGAGGACGATGTGAAGGCATCCCTAGACGCGGAACTCACCGGCAAGCGCCGTTGGACGATTGTGAAGCGTCTGCACCAGAGGGCTTGCGCCCTCCGGGCAGCGCGTGAGCGGGCAGTGCTTAAAAGCGTTTGCGTAGGAACGTCAGATATTCCGCGCCCTGTTCTGGCTCCCACCACACTTTCACCATATCAGGGTGATCCGGCGGCAGTTCCGGGTTAATCGTCGTCAGGCAGCACGGCGAGAGCGTGTTGTCCCTAAACCCCTTCTCCTTGGCAAATCGGTCGTAGACCTTGTAACTGCTGACCTTGATCGCGTGCATAGCGATGCCGTGGATGGGGTCTTTCAGCACCGAGTACGCTGATTCGTGCTTGTGCCCGGCGACGTAGATATGGTCACGGGTGCCCAAGACTGCCGCCTTCATCGGGCCATGCGCCGGGTTCCAGATTGACGAACCGGAATGATCGTGTCGGGCGTTGATGCGCACCTCGGCCTTGTTCGGAAACTTGAGCGCAAGACGGGCTTCCGACGACTTGTAAAGCGCATTCTGTTGGCGTGCGATCCAACGCAGCGGGTCGCCAGCCCCTGACCACAGGTCGTGGTTTCCGCCAATCATATATAGCCAGCGGCAGCGGTTCACGAACCATTCGGCCAACTTCCAGGACTGCGCCGCTGACGTACTCTGCTCACCGTAGAGTCGCGCCAACCGGCCCGTCCAGTTGTTGGTCGTATCGCCTACGTTGGCGGCAAACAAACCCTCAGTGTTGTTGACGAGCGCCGTGTGACGCTCGATGGCCTCAATGTCGCAGCCGTCGTCGTCTACGTGCGGGTCGCCAAAGTGCAGAATGCCAATCGGTCCGTTGAGCTTAACGCGGACCGTTATAAGTTTGCTGGCTTCTTCGTGTTCGCGCTTGTGGCTGAACTTGCGCTTACGCTGGGCGATGAGTTCCTCAATGGGTATGTCATCGTCTGGAATCGGCGTGAACTCAAAGTCTTTGTAGACTTCTTGGGTAGGATAACCGTCGTAAGACGATTCAGGGATCGCAACGCCGCGTGCTTTGAAGTTATCAAGCCTAAATTGCAACGTTCGGACGTTGATCTTCAACGCCCTTGCGGCGACTGCCCGTATCCCGTTGGCTTTCTTTAACGCGTCTAATATCTCTTCGTCCGTCGCTTTTTTTGCTGGCACAACCCCTACTCCATTGTCGTTAACATTTGTTGCAGGAGGTGGCCAAGCCGATCCACGAGCGCCTCTTGACGAGACAAGTCCTCGTGTCCAGCAACGTCCAAAATGGCATGGATAGCCTCATGGCAGAAAGTTTGTTGCCGATGAGAGCCTTTGACGGTACTCAAGATGTCAATGCGGTAATGTTCTGGCAGCCAGATGCCGATGCAGTCTTTGCCATGTCGCCACTTTGACGGCGGAACTACCCTGACTTTGATCGTGTGCCCCGCAAGCTGAAAACTTGCTGGGATGCCGTCAGAGCGCATTCCTACCCCCTTATCGCATTAAGTTCTCTGCGATTCGCCTCGCCCATCCACGGCTAAAAGATGCCCAGCCGGGTAGACTTGTCATGAAGAGTAGACGCTGACCATTGAATTTGGCAAGAAATTTTTGACGGTTACAGGTGTTAAGTGCCTGTACGGTGAGTGCGCCTAAGATTCCGTCGTCTTTGAGTGAGAGGATACGCTGCGCCCAACGTGTAGCTTGTCGCACACCAGAATTCACCGCTGCGTCAAATAAATCAAACCGCACTTCAGGCGGGCACTGATCGAGCCGCATGGCATCCCAATAGTTCTTGCGATAGATGCGATGTGCCGTCGTCAGCGGCAATTGCTTCATATCGCCGTGATAGCCCTCTTCTCGGGCTACGGCCTCAGTGATGCCGTACTTAGTCTTGCCGCCAGGATCAGCAGCGTGATCGCTAAAGCCGCCTTCGTGTAGCAGCAGCAGATTGAACGCTTCATCGAACGTCACGGACCCACCCCTGTAATGCGCGGAGCTTGGCAATCTCCGCATCGCATGATTGTGCTAGGGCGTAGAGGTCGGGGCCGATGTCCGGCCCTGCTTGAGTATTTGGTCCAGACGGTCCTGCGTTGCTCCCGGTGCTGGTGGAGGAACCATCAGTTCCGGGGGCGGACTCGCGGGGGCTGGGCACTGGCGCGGGGTTGACGCACAAGCGGACAGGGCGAGACACAGGAGGACGATTACGAAGACCATCCATCTCACTCCGATACGCATTTGAAGCAGCTTGCGCACGCGCTCGGGCAGATCGCTCCGCTGCCAATTCGGCTTCAAGTCTTTCAATCTCTGGCCGAAGCTCATTGCGTCCTTCCTCTTTAGCGTTATTCAACGCGCCCCATGACGCTACAACAATGACGACTACGCCTATGGCGTATGGCGCGACACGCCACAGCCACCAAGGGATCATTTGTCAGCCTTGTTGTGATGCAGTTCGCCGATCAGATCAAAGATGCGGTCAAGCGTAATCTTGATGTGCTTAATGTCGTCTTTGTAATCTTCCCGGCGGACGTACACATGCGGGAAATCACGGACTTCCCGATCAAGCCGTTCAATCGCTCGACTGATGTTGTTTAGTATCCAGCCACCGAAAACGCCTGCGATACCCACCGCGACATTAAACAGAACTTGCATCTCATCCACGTCACTTCTCCGATAGTGCCTGTGTGGTGACAGCACGCAGGGCAAGGTTAGCGATACCACCGGCCAGCAAGATTGCTGCGGCGATCTGATTACCAAACAACGTCGTGAGGTGTGCGCCGACCAGTTCGAGGCCGCCTAGCACAGCGATTAGGACGTTAAACCAAACAGTCTTAGATTTGAGTGCGCCTTTTAACATGTTATGGCCTCAATGCATTTTGATTAGGTTGCTCAATGAGCCGATTGCCGATCTTAGTAACGGTCACATCCGGTTCCTCGCCGGTCTGAGACACCGCAAAAGATCGAGCGGCGTTGGCGACTTGAGTGCTGAATCTACCCCATGAGTCCGCGTTCTTAAACTGCGCCAAAAATGCGCTGCGTTCTTTAGTGGGCAAAGCGTTGAGCAGAGCGTTGAAATCGCGTCCGCTCTGTGCGGCCTTGACGATTTCGTCCATGGTTTCGCGGCCTACTTTCTGCTCAATCGCTTGGACAATTTCGTTCACGGCAGTCGAAGCGCGAGTAAAAAACGGGAATCGCAGACGGGCCGATTGCGCCTCAATGATCTCAGCAAGCGGCTTGCGGCCAGCCTTCGCTTGCGCGGCAGCCTTGATGTCTAACTGAACGGCGTTGCCAATGCGCTCAAGGAGCGGCAAGTCTTTTGCCATCTCTTGCGCAATCCTGTACCGGCCTGACCCAAAGAAGTCTTCCACAACGTCAGGCGACTCGCCCGCCAGCAGATCAACAATCTTTTTACGGTCGGCAGGCTTGCCGCTTTGATACCACTTACGGATTTGGTCGGCTAACTCCATCCCTCGAATGTCGCTCATGCCGCGCTCAAACGACCGCAAATAATCGTTAAAGCCTCTACCGCCAGCCGCCTCAATGCTCTCTTCAATTGCAGGGCGAATTTTCTTTAAAATTGCCGACGCCAGTTTGGCCTGCGAGTCAGCAGTCTCCCCGCCAGCCAATTCTTTAATGACCCCTGAGATGCCGTTCTTGCGAATGGCATACACGGCTTCCGGCGTAATCACACCATACTGATTCGCCCAATCGTCAAACATTTGACGGATTTGAGGCAACGCTTTACGCAGCACCGGATTTGTTGCGATGTCCGGGTCGTTCATTAAGTTGTCAATTGGCCCAGTAAATCGGTCCACGGTGATCGGCTGAAGACCGCGATCCACCATGCTCTGCAAAGTGTTCTCTGCCGCACGGGCTTGTGCCCCTGCACGCAACGACTCTTCCGCAGCCGTTCCCGCACGACGCTCTGCGGCAACCGCAATCTCACCGGGGAACGTATAACGACCGGGCGGCCTTACACCAGCTTCGCCAGTGCCTCGGAGATACTCCCGGGTAAACGTGCCGTCTGGGCCTTCGACCAAACGTGATTGCGTGACCCAGTTCTTCGCCCAATCTTCTGCGCTATCAATCGAAGCCGTAAATTGACGAACTCGTTGAACAGCGGCTTTGGCGCTTTTTCGAGCAGACGTAGCAATTTCAGCCAAGCGCGGCATGACTTCGCCAGTGCGTCGAGCAGCGGCAAATGATTCTTCGCGCATCCGGCCTGTCAGTTCGCTCAATGCGCCCTTGGTCGTTTCACGGGCAGCACGGGCTGTTTCAGCCGTTGGGCCACCGGCAATTCTTGCCAATTCGTTAACGGTGTCTTGCGTTTCTTTCAAGCGGAACGCATTGGCAGCGCCCGTCGGACTCATTTCTTCTGCCTTCGCTAGCAACGCAGACAACGCAGGCAAATCCAACTGTGCCGCAACACGGCTAGGCGGAATGTCTGGTTGAGCGCCGATGTAAGGTATCTGCGTTCGACGCATCGCGTCTTTTAGCGCATTGACCTCAGTGCCAATCGTTTCGCGCAATAACTTGTTAGCACGCGCCGTCGCTACTCGACCTTGCAGCGCGTCAGCAACGTATCCGCCACCCTTTGCGACGATGCTGGCAACAGGCGGGGCAAGCAAAGCAACGCCTGTGCTGACGGCAGCGCCCGTTCCAGCCTCATCGACCGGCAACCCACCAATTGCTCCGGGCGCAGCAGCGCCAACAATACGAGTCGCAACGCGGGTCGGTGCCGCAGCAGTAGTTGGAAGCCCGGTGCGAAATCCGCTCGTCTCAAATGCAGGAGCTAGGGCTTGCGTAACACGTTGTATAGCAGGAATCGCCGTACCAGCTAATCGTGTTACCCCGGCCAATACCGGACCAGCCGTAAAGCCGAGACCAACGGCAGCCTGTTGTCTGGCCTGTTCCTCTAGGGCTTCTTGCGGCAATCGAGCAGTCGTCGATACGTCAACCATACCGGCAGACGGGCCCACAGTGCCCATGCGGCGGAGGAAGCGCCCAAAGAACCCTTCTTGGCGTTCAGCCGGTATTTCCGTCGGCGCAGCAGGAGGTTCCGCTGCACGCATCCGGCGTATTTCTGCTGCTAAGACTTTCGCGTCATCAGTGTTACCCGCCGCGTCAGCCTTAATCAGGGCAGCTTCAAGTTGCGCCACTGTTGCCATTTACTTGCCTACTTGTACTTTTCGAGCAAAGCATCAATCGAGGGCGTACCGCCTGTAACGCTTGTTCCGCCCGGACGAATCTTGTTGTACCGCGTTTCCGCCAAGTTCAACAACGATTTAACTTCCGTTTGGAACTCACGGGCAGCCTTAATGTATTCTTTTTCATCAACGGCCAAGTTCATGCGATTCAATGCAGCAGTGGCTTTTTCACCTTCTTTTTCCGTGATCTGACCGCCGCCCTTCAGCGTTTCAAACGCTTGCATAAAAGCAGTTCCGACTGCTTGATCGTGATACGCATTGAAATTTCTTGCGGATGAACCCGGAACAAATCTTGCGCCAGGAATAATAGATGCGCCCACCGCTTGTTCAAATCCCGCCATGGGCCTTTTGCCCGGCTTGCCGCCTAATTGCGGCACCACAACTTTATTGTTTTGAACCGTTGCATCACCGAGCATTTGGTCAATAAGCGACAAAGTTCTTTGCGCAGTTGTTTTCGCAGAATTAAACTCGTCAACAAACTTAACGTCAGATTCCGCCCTTTTACGAGCAGTTGTGACTGAGGCTTGATGCTCTGGCCCTTGAATGTACGCGCTGATGTCTTGTCCGCGTCGTGACACTTCAGCCGATATGTCTTGACCTCGACGGGTTGTCTCAGCCGTGATGTCTTGACCACGCCTTGTGGTTTCCGCGCCGATGTTTTGGCCGCGTATCGTCGTTTCAGCGGTCAAACGCTCTCCAGCCGTCGGCGTTGTATATCTTAATTGATCGGCGACGCTCATGCCTTGTGCTTGCAATTGCTGCAATCGAGCGGCTAATTGCGCCGGATCGTCTGGCATTGCTTCAAACGTCTGCAAGTCCTCCGGGTTCATCAATCCACGACGAACAGCGGAATTTAACCAAGGCGCAACAGACGCCTTATTTAAGCTAGCCGGGTTGTCTTGATAGGCTTGGAGGAACGATCCTGCCTCTCCAGCAAGTCTTTCAACCTCCAATTTCATAATCTCAAGTTCGTTCTTACGCATCCCTTGACGAGCCGTTAATGACTCTGCAAGCGGTTTTGCAATTTCTGCACCGCCAGGCCGAACGATCAACTGATTAATGAATCGAGGGTCTTCCAATTGCTCTGGAGTCGCCGCAGCAAGCATGTTCCGCAATTCTAGGGCTTGGGCTTCTTTTGCGCGTTGCGCACGCGCCTGCCGTCCGAGTTCAAGTCCTTGAACGTAAGAACCCAGTATGTTGGGAACTTCAATGGGTGTAATAGGCATTAGCCTTGCCCTCCGCCAACGCGATCAAAGTACCCGCCTTTGTAAAGGCCGTATCCCATGCCAGCTTGTCCGATTGCCTGACCCAGCGCGTTGTATTTAGCGCCATACGCTGACGCACGGCCTTGAGCCGCTTGGCCTGCAATATTGGCGAGTTGCGTTCCGCTTCCAGTAATAATGTTTGCTTGCTGGCCTGCAATCGCCGGACCAAGCCCAGCGATAGAAGACAGTACGTTGGTTCGCGCAGCACGCTGACCCATCGCACGGGCCATTGCATTTTGGTACTCCTCAGACTTCAATCGTTGGCCGTATTCCGTTACGCCGCGCAACATTGAACCAGAGAGCAACCCGCCACGAGCCGCTGCGGATCGCTCTAATGCCCGCATCCCTGCCTCTTCTCGAAGGGCGAACGCAGGATCAAATTGCAGTTCATCGTAACTGGGCATCTTGTAGTATTCGCCACCGGGCGCATAAAGAGCCGCCAACTGGTTCATTTGCTCCAGCGATATATCGCGGAACGGTTGCGTAGCGGCTAGGGCTTCGCGCTGAGCTGTTAGCGTGGCGTCTTTTTGCTCTGCGGCGCCTTCGCGAATTGCTCTGGCTTGTTTGCTAGCGCCCCTTGAAGCGACTGCGCCACCAATCAATGCGCTGCCGACAATTGCTGTTGCAATACCCATTTACGCGACCTCTTTAAAAAACGTCCGCTCCATAGGGCGGTATCCGCTGTTTCTGTAAATTTGCTCCATTTTGGGAGCGTTCTGATCCTCAAGGGCAACCATAAACAAGGCTTTTGCGCCACGCTCAGATGCCCACGACTCTATCGCATCATACAATTTCTTACCAATACCATTCCCACGGGCCTCTGGCAGCATCCACCACCAAAGTTCCTGTGCGACTTTGTTCTTTCGGCTAAAAAACATTGGGTAAACCACGGCACCGGCAATGCCAATAATCTTCCCATTGTCTTCTACAACCCAAATGCCCATGTCAGGCTCTTCAATGCCCGATAAAAAAAAGTTTGTAAATCCATTGGCATCGAACGGCAACGCACAATGGACAGGCGATGCCTGCTGGAAAGCCTCACCCAGCACTAAATACTGGTCTAGGTCTTCAGCAACTGCCTGCCGAATAATCACGATACTTCTCGCCCTGACGCCCGAATGTTAATGGCCGTCGCCGCAGAGGCCAGCGTTGAGATATACCCGCCGGGGGCCAGAATGTGGCCGACCAGTTCGGGAAAGGTATACGTCTCAGACGGCAGCAAGGTCTTAGCCTTGACGATAAGGTTCTGGTTTCCGGCGTTATCAAAGCCGGTTACAAGGTTGACCGAGATCGTCCGGGCCGTCGTGTCGTAGTTCGTAGCCGTGAACTTGTCGATAATGGCCGACACGTTCGTGGCTGTGTACTGCGTCGTCTGGGACGCTTCGGCAATTTTGGCCGGGATTAAAACTCTGAGATTAACTGCCATGTGTCACCTTAAAACGTAAAGACCATACGGACGCGGCCATTGAGTCCAGCCTCGCCGTCAAAGAACTCTCCGCCGTTGCCGCCTGCACCGGCTGTCAAAGAGTTGACGCCAGCAATCCCCGTCGCCCCGGCTTGCGTATACAACGCCCCACCGTTGCCAGCCGTGTTAGTCGTATTGCCACCCGAAGCTGAACCGCCAGCGCCTTGCTGGGCAAACTGGCCTGAGTCGCCACCGTTACCGGCGTTTGAGGTCATGGTCGTAATTGTGTAAGTCCCAGAATATACATTTGAGTATGTACCCGGTTCCCCATTAGGCGAAAATCCTGTGCCGCCCGCACCGCCTGCGCCGACAGTGTAATTAATTGTTTTACCAGAATCTGGCCCGGTCAACACCAAGATGGTTTTGCTATAACCACCACCACCACCGCCGCCGCCGGGGAACACCTCTGGTTCACCCGGAGCAATAAAGCCGATGTAGCCATAACCGCCGCCACCACCTGCACCCCAGCATTCAATCGTGACGCCAATAGCCGACGCCGGGATCGTCACTGACCCCGTGCCTGGTTCAGATGCGTCATAAACGCCCGCACCGGCACCGCCGGTTGAGCCATTAATCAAGGATGCAAGGATCGCAGCGCCCATTAGGTCAAGCCCGCTCCGCTAATCAGCCACGAGGTCGCGCCGATTTTGATACAGGTCGCCACGCCATTTTGAGCCAAGGTTCGGGTGCCGGTCGTCGTGCTGTTCACAAGCGTCAAAGTGTCGGACGTAATCGCAATCGACAGAGACGTCGCGTTGACGTTAATGATGACGATGACCGTTCCCGTGGGATATGGCACTGACGCGTTAGCCGGAATCGTAAGGGTCAAGCTTGACCCGTTCATTACGATGGTTTTGCTAGCATCTGAGGCAATCAGCGTGTAGTTGCCCGTCTGACTGTTCTGCGGAGCGTCTCGATACCCAACCGGATAGTTTGTATTGGTCGGTGCGTTATCAGGAATAAGCGCAGTTCCCGTAAAGGTCGGGCTGGCAATCGGAGCGTAAGTCGTTGCAGCCGTGGCCGCAGACAATGCATCGGTAATGCCATAACCCGCGAGAGTTGTCGGGGTGCCCGTTACCTCAGTCCACGAAACGCCAGCGACCGTCAAATCGTTGACGCCAGAGATGTCATCATAAGTTCCAATCTGCACGTTGGCAGAAGTTGTCAGCACAAACTTGTACGTGACCGCCTCTGACAACCAGACTTCACTTGTGGTGCGTCCAGCCGAATTGAGAACAATAGGATTAGTATTTGGGGTCGCGCCGGAAACGCTTGTGTAAGTCGCTTGTGGCGTCGTCGTTCCAGCCGCGTAAGTAAAAATCTTACCGCCAGATAACGGATTTCCGCTGTTGTCGAAAAACTGTGCCCCTGCTCCGGCAAGAGGCGAAAGGAAAACAGTCATAAATTCACCTGAGTAACGGTAAGAATAATAGACGGAATAGCCGGTACAGGCGCTGCCGCCGCAAAATAGGCAAGTTGCACGTCAGTGCTGTCAGTCGCCCACATGATCTGAATGTAATCGCCGTTAGACGCTTCTTGGAACACGCTGGCGGACGCAAAAATTTCGCCGTTGTTTCCTTTAATGCGGATGCGTGACGCCGAATCTGCAATATCCGTCCCGTTCTTGCGGAACCATACGTCAGCAATCGCGTCACCACCAGACGTTTTGTCAAACTGTATCGAAAAATTAAAGTTAAAAACGCCGGGGTTTTGAATCAAAATTTGCGACGTTGTGGTTCCTCGTCTAACCCCTACGCCATACGCTGTCGTATTGAACGTAATAGGATAGGCGGTATTTATTGCCGCCGCTGTTTGCGTAGTTGTGTCGTAGAACATGCCGTAGTTCGGCGTATTCAGCGGCAGTAACGGAGGCGCAATTTTCAACGCGTCAATTTCTTTTTGTAGCTCTGGGATAGCATCTTCTGTCGTCGCCGCCAGCGCCGGGGTCAACTCTAAGTCGGCAGTCGTGATCTGCGTCGTGCCACCGCCCGTTAATTGGAACTGGTTATTGAGAAACCGGAACCACTCACGGGAAATCAACCCCGTCCGCTCGTCAATGAACGGTACGCGTGGGGCTGGAATGTTGGTCGTATTGTCAACCATTACGCGTCAGTCGGGCTAAGTTGTAGCTCCGCTCCCATAATGGCAACAATTACCGGATCAGTTCCCGATACCTCATAAACTCGGTCACGAGACTTCATTGTTGCGCCGAGCCGACGCCAGATGACGCGGGTTTCAGTTGCACCAATCGCGCCGACATCGCGCCAATACTCGTTGCTCCAAGTGTGACCGCCATCGTCAGACCAGCGCAGCATAACTTGCGGATCAGAACCAATGTTGGCCCCAATCGTTGCAAATATAGAACTTGGCTCGGTATTCGGTGAGACGGCTTGTTCTGTCTCCAGTTCTAGCAACGTCTCAGTTGCCAGAATCTGATCGAGCGCAGAACTTGACTCATCCCCCGACAACCCAACGCCCGTTTGGCAATCTAGCTGCAACTGGTGATGGATCGTTCGAGTAAGGTTGTTTTGCCCGGTGGGCAGCGCACGCCATCGACGTAGCCACTTTTGAACGACGTTATCATCCAAATAAGTCGCCAAACTAAACTCGTAGAGATTGCCGTTTTGGAAATCGCCTACGGTTGGATTACCGTTAAACGGCGCATGGCAGTTCGAACGATGTCGGCGGTATTCGCCGTTAACAAGCGCAGCACGTTCGTGCCACGAACCTGTCGCGGCGTCATACACCCATGTGGTTTGCGCACTCGGAAAAATAAGTACGTAAAACGCATGGCCGTCTTGCTGGTAGGTATATGCCAGCGCATCCGACATGTTGTCGTATTGCTGGATCGCAAACTCTACGGCGTGAGTCGATACACGCACACCCTGATAG